CAAAGCCTTTATCCTGGGAAGGGAAGGTTTAAGTGAACCGATTAAGTGTATCCGGATAAGAGAGGACCGGATAAGATCGTACCATTGACAAACTGTACAGGTAAGAGTAGAATACGCATTATACGCGTCTAGAAAAGGAGGATATACGCATACACCAGAGTCTTTTTTAAGATCAATAGATCATTTGTCTTATCAATACCTTGAGTTTTAACCAGTTTTTTTGAGTAATTAAGAGCTTCAAGATAAGACATATCTGAATTATTGACAGGACGTGAAATCCATTCCGCTATCTGTTCTGCAACTGCGAGCTCTTTAGAATTAAGGTCTACTTTTTCGACCTGTTCAATTGGTGCAATCCATGAGTAATTTGTCGATAAAACCTTATCTTTAAATTTGACAATCTTCTTGCCATCTTCTGTTGCGGCAACTAACGCTTGTGCTTGTGCGGCGGTTAAGTAAAACCTCTGATTGTATCCGTATGCAACTACATGTTCAGACGTTTGTAGCGTCATAGACTTTTGATTTTCCATGATGTTCTTGTTTAATTTGTAATGCATCTTTTTTTACCCAGTTAGATAGAGCGGCCTTGTAATTTTTGTAAGTTTTTCCTTTAGCTTCCATCCAGTTTTTCATATCATCGAGTTTGCTTAAAACAAAACTTATAGGTACTTGGTACTTGTCTGCAATTTCTTGTAGGTCAATTTCTTTGATATTTTTTAGGGAAGTGTGCATACTCTCTCTTAACTTATCTTTACTTAACTTAACTTTACTTAACTTAACTTCATGTTCCAAATTGTTTCCATTTTGTTTCCATTTTGTTTCCATTGTTGGAATGGGTAGTAATTCCATACCTGCTTCTTCCGGAGTTCTTTGTCCTTTTTTTGAATTACATTTTTGACAGGCTAGGACTAAATTGTCATCATTTGTCTCGCCGCCTAATTTTTTTGGGATGATGTGTTCTAATACAAAATGAGCTGTTTTATTTGGAAATTCAATACCGCAATATCTACATCCTTTATCTCTTTTGGTGATTCTAATACGGACTGGCAAATTTGCAGTTACATCCTCACTATCGGTTACACCATCTAAAACATCATTTATACTTACGTTACATTTCGGGCATTCTGGAAGCATTGAAGGAGAAATTCTATCTGTTTTTTGCTTTTGAAATTCATCCCAATTATTTAAATGGCAATAAATATTATTATCAACTGTATAAATATGAACGTGTTTCATTATGTTGGTTATTTCTTGTAAATGTTTTTTGATCTCATTAAGAGCAATGTCGTCATACATGAAAACAGTTGACCGTAAGTAGCTATCATTGGCTCTAATCCTTCCTTCATCATCGGCATTAGAAAATAAACCAATGAACAAAACTTTTGCTCGAGGACTTAACTTCCCAAAATTTTCATCCTCCCAAATTGTCGGATCTATCATTCTTTTGCGTGCCATAATAAAAATAACTGTCAAGATAATCGCCCTCGTGTCTACCCTTATTTACTTTATGTAAACACAAAGGCGGATATCTGCCGTCAACCGCTTAAAATTGACGGCATGCTTTCAGGAAACTAATTGTTAAACTGCTACTCTTGATCCCTTCATTGATAGAAACCAGCCCGTGCCTTGACACTTATACCATTCACCGTTCTCGTCATATTCTTTTTGTAGGTTGAGTTTTGCGCGGTGATCCCATACGCCCTCAGCTCTCATTTTTAGCGGCTTATTGTGCATATCACAGTAATGCCTTTCCTCGTCAGGCTTTCCCCACTCCTCAGTTGGGTCTGGTGGTGTTTCTTCTTTTGGCTTTTCTTTTGTGTTATCCACCGTGTCTGCGTCTTTTGTATCATCTATTGCAAATAAGCCATTAAGCGCGTATTTACGGGCATAGGATGATGTTGAGCCTGTGATCTGTGCGCTGTCCATTCCTTTCTTTTCAAGAGCCTCACGTGCGTATGCCGTACACACAATCGTTTCTTTTCCGTTACTTAAAACAGTGGCTGACTTGACGTAATAACGCTCTCCAATGTTTACAACTTCATCACTTATTACAAGAGTGCAACCGTTAAGTAGTGGCTTAACAGCTTCTAAAATATCCTCACATGATCGGTAGTAATAATTTCCAAATGAGTTTTTTTGGTTTTTAGCTACCTTCAATGATTGTTGAATTGTTGCTAATTGTTCTTGTAATGTTTTTATTTTTTGTTCTGTCATGATTTGTTTTTAAAAATTCTAACTACTTGACCGACACTACTCTCCCTAAATTTGTTATCAAGCTGGTTCATCTCTTCAAGTGCGTCCAGGATATCATCATGGAGTTTTCGTCTTTCCTCGATAATTTCTTCTTTTACTATTTGACGTAAAAGCAAAATCACTTTGTCAAAAGGATCCTCAGTTATGAATGTGCCTTTTATTTTTGTGCTCATATACCTCCTTTCAATTCATCCCTGCAAAGTTATAACTAAGATATGGGCATACCTGTACGATCTGACCCATGTTATATAAGCAGAGCTTTTGATTATAGGTAAGGTCAGAATGTTCCTCGTACCAGCGTTCCATACGGGCTACACTTTCTTCAAACGTGTCAAAGCACCATGAGCCTTGTGGAAAAAATCCAAACTCATTACTCTCACCTTTTGCAGCACATTGACCTGCAAGTCCCGAAGGATTAGTACCACGTCCACTTTCCCTTTCCCACACGTGATCTATAAATTTTGCATATTTACTTGATGCGACTATCTCTTTTTTGGTTTTAGTCATACTCTGTACTTTCTTTTCTTCCTGGATCGGTGATATATAGCTCTCTTTTGGTTTATTGTATTTTCTATCCTCAACAATGACCGGCCAGTAGACAGTAAAATCAATTCTTGGTACCTGAAACCTTACACGGTATTTATCGTAAAACTTTGAGATGCTGTAAAAGGCTAGTCCAAGAATACCTAAGGCAAGGACAACTCCTAAGAATATTGAGAATGTTTTTACCTGTTTTTTAAATTTAGGTACTTTCTTTTCAAATTTTTCTATCTGTCTTAATACTTTTTTTTGTTTTGCTGGAGTAGTCATGGTTTTTTGTCTCCTTTCTTGTAGTTGTTGTTGAGCATGTTATATAGACCAGTTCGTGTGAGTTGACCTTCAAGCTGGGGAATGCGAGTAGAGTTTATAATCTCAAGAAGTTTTGGCATCTTGAAATATTTAGAAAGGATCTTTATATATTTAGTATCGATGTAGGTTCGATAAGGGTAGAGAGACTCTTTTTGTACTTCAAGAAACTCTGTGTTATAATCTGACATGATTAGGTTTTATACCTTCATGTTTATCTAAAGTAGTTTGTTGCAGGCCCCATCGCCTGCCAACGTAATACTACAGAAGATTCTTCACGAAGGTTAATTTTTAATGTGTTAATGTCAGTATAAATGACTTTGATTATATTTGTCAAGTACCAAATTAAAGAAAATAACTGTTCTTACACTATTCTTACATAACAGATATGTACTATAACATAGTAGTATATATCTAACTCAAATTATATAAATTATAATAGCCTATAGAAATGATAACTTGGGATTTGTTCATTACTTATCTTAGAGATGTCAAAAATTTGAATGTTAGTAGGAAAAATAGAAACACTTATCATTCACGTTTTCTAAACGCATATAACTTTTTTTTAAAAAAACCATTTAACCGCTATACATGTGACGAGTATTTAGCATTATTCCACGATAAGGCAAATGCAACACGAAATAATGCACTTAAGATATTAAAGAATATCTGTTCCGGTATGCGTTACTACAAGATGGAAGAAGATGCGGTACTAAAAAATATTGAGAGCATACAGTATCTTAAAAAGGTAAGGCTACGGCAGATTGATGTACTAACATCTTCGGAGATTTGGAAACTGGCAGAAGTTAGGATGCCGTATAAGATGTCATTCGTTAAAACTAATTTAAGATGGCGGGCTGTGATCTATACACTTGCTCTTGGACTTAGGGTATCAGAACTAACAGACGCAAAATGGTTTGACTTAAAGGCGGATCATTTAATAATTCACGAGGGCAAGACTCCTAATGCGCAAAGACGTATTTATATACCGCCTAAGTTACATAAGGATATAATGAAGCTTGATCACTATTCACATGGGTTTATCTTCGGGTCACATCGTGGACAGCTTAATCGTGATTATATTTCAAGAGATTTAAAGAAAAGAGCTGTAGCGGTTGGAATTAAGAAACTTATTTATCCGCATGTACTTCGTCATTCATTTATCACAAATTCAATCATTGCAGGCGTGCCTCTTGCATTCATAGCGGCACACGTTGGACATAAGAGCTATGATGTGACTGCCGAGTATGTTCACCTTACTCTAAGCCAGACAAAACAGGCGGTAGAAGCTAATCCTTTATATAGATCAGGTGCGTATACTCACATCAAAGAAGTATTGAAAGATACAATTGATCGGGTGTATGATAAAGATAAATTAAAGGCCATACAAACATTACTTTTACAAGATGGACAATAATATTTTATACATCATACTAATACTGCTACTAAGCTCCAATGCTTATATCTTATTTAAGCTTCGTAGGTGTCGAAAAGAGTTAATCCGACTTCGTAAAGACTTCATGGGTTGGCAAAAGAAACATGATTAGTGTATAATCTTTTACTGCAAGGAAACTACAACTTATGGATACATGAAACCTATCATTTTAAAGGCTGTTCTATCCAAAAAGACTACGGATGAGGTAAAGTCTGTTCTTCTGACGCCAACACTAGCGCGCCTTGTATTTGATGTTTATCTTGATACACCAATGCAATTTACTGAGATTATTGAGGGGTGTTTTGAACGTGAATTTAGGATCGAAATCAAGGAATAATGACCAGAAACTCTAGCAGCCAGTCATTATCTGCTAGGGTTTATGAAGATTCCTACAAGCTATATTGATGATATTTCAAATATCATTATTGATGTAATAAGGAAGGGCAATAAGATAATGGTTTGTGGTAATGGGGGATCTTCTTCGCAAAGTTCTCATTTCGTTGCCGAAATGATCGGAAAGTTTAAATATATAAGGCGGGCATTACCTTTCTTGGCGTTGACGACAGATACTTCAATTTTAACTTCTATCGGAAATGATATAGGGTTTGAGTATGTATTTTCCCGTCAGGTTGAAGGACTTGGTGCTCGCGGTGATCTGCTTATTGTTTTGTCAACTTCAGGTCAATCTAAAAATTGTCTAGAGGCAATAAAATCTGCACAAAAAAAAGGGATATTTTATGAAGAGCTAATACGAATCGGAAAAGATACTTCAGAGATTCAGGAAAATCATCTTAAGATGATCCATTTAATTTGTGCTCGCGTTGAGGAGGTTTTTATATGATCTATAAAGCAGAAAGTCCGGTTAGGATTTCTTTATTTGGCGGATCGACTGATTTTCTATCTTATTCAAATAAATTTGGAGGATTAGTTGTTAATACATCAATTGATTATTACCAGAAGATTAGGTTATTCACAGGTAATGATAGGACAGCTTTGGAAAATACAAATATGTGGCTACTTGATGATGATAATGAGGAGTTATTTAAAAAGCTATATGAAGTTTATAACATAAGGGCAAGCGATGTTAAACTTGAGCATGAATGTGAGGTAAATATAAGATCGGGTTTAGGTTCTTCGGCTGCTTTAATTGTAGCATTTATTAAAGCTTTATCAAAGCTAAGACATGACCCTGAGAGAAATTCTTTCGATATAGCAAAAGAAGCTTGGAAATTTGAAGTCAACGAGATGGGAATACTTGGCGGTATTCAGGATCAGCTTGCATCTGCATGGGAGGGTATGAATATATTTGAGATGTCAAAGCGTGGAATTTACAGGATACCAGTAACTAACGGAGTAAGACAGAAAATATTAAATTCAATTATTTTAATTTATACGGGGATAAGTAAAAAAAGCTCAACGACACAAAACCATTTCCGTCATCTTGAATCTTCTGAGATTGAGTACCTGCATAAAATTAAAAAAATAGCTGAAACTGCGGTTAACATTATAGAGTATGGTGACATTGAAAAGCTTGGGTATTTACTTCATGAATCATGGGAATTAAAGAGTAAATTTAACAAAGTCAGTAATAGTAAAATTGACCGTATATACGCGAGAGTTAAGAAGCTTGGAGTATATGGCGGTAAGCTTTGCGGTTCGGGTGGCGGGGGGTATATGTTTTTTATGGTGCCGCCTCATAAAAAAGCAGATATTATAGAAAAAATTGAGAATAAATATCAAGTTTTAGAAAATTTATGAAAAAAATATTGGATAATTATTATTATTTTATGTATAGATGGACTATTATGCACCCTCTACATTTTTTATTTTATCGTGATGGTCATAAATTTCTATATACAAATCATCCGAAATTAGATCGTATTTGTTTTTTAATATTGCAATTTATTCATTCATTAGTTGCTGGAAAACCAGTTTATCATATTAAACTGTTATTTCTCAAAGTATTCAAAAAAAATTTATATATATGATTACTGCGGTAATACTTGCAGGGGGCTATGGCACACGGCTTAAAAAATTAACAAAGACAATTCCAAAGCCGATGATCGTAATTGCAGGGAAGCCTGTTATCAGACATATTATAGACAATTTACATATTGCGGGGATTAATCAAATTATAGTTAAGACCCATTATTTACCCGAAGTTATCATGAAATATCTAGGTAACTCGGTCATGTATTATTATGAATCTGAACTTTTATCGCATAAAGAGACAATTATTGCGTTACAAGGACAAATAAATGATAACTTTTTTGTTATTAATGGTGATACTTTGTCAAATGTTGATTACAGGAAAATGTTAAAAACTCATAAAGAAAATACAATTACTGTACTTATGGATGAGTGGAGATGTGCGGGTACATGGCTTTATAGTCGGCAATATTTTAAAGATCAATCTATTGCCGTTTATCCATATCGACAAACAGGTTTACTTTGGTTTGATATTGGAACACCTGAGAGGTTACAGGCGGCTAAAGATTATTATGAAAGATATGAAAAAAACTAATTTAATTATCTGTCCAAACTGTGAATTAAAGCGGGATGCAAACGGTCATTCCATACGTCAGATTTTAGGTGAAGTTACAGACCGCGGGGATGTTCTTATATTACGGTTTCACGATGGTTATACTATCGTTTCAGGACAAGATTTTAATATACGATGCGGTAAATGTTTGGAGATTGTATATTACAGACGTCAGGATTATGAAAAGATTAGTATTACTCAAGAAGTTAAATGTTTTAATGGATCGATGGTGATGTGATTGACAAGTAGGAAAAATAATAATAAGATATAAGCACTCGATAAAAAAACGAGCAAGCGTCATGAATTAGAAGATGCGCCATTACAGGCGCTTTTTTTTATGGAAAAAAAAGAATTAAAAAATAAACCCTTAGAATTGAAGATAGGGGGTTTGACGCCGTCAAAACAAGCTCTTCAATCATATCTTCAGAACTTTACATTGGAGGCGATTGATGGAATTGTGGAAATGATGCGAACTTCAAGAAATCCACAACTGAAATTTGCCTCAATGAAAATAATTATCGATAAATCAATTCCAGATATTAAAGCAATTGAATTAAAAGGAGAAAATGGAGAACCAATCAAACTTACTGTCCTTGCAGGGACAGGTTTTATTCCCGCCCTTGGAAAGTTTGTTACCACACCAGAGGGAAGTGCTACTACAGGATCCACATCGCTTCAAAATCCTAGTGTGGCACCGCAGGGCGAGAAAAACAACAACGGCAATAATGGAGATAGTAAAGCAGGCGCATCTTAAGCGTGGTGTCTATTGGCATATATTTCCAACTAGCACCGAAGCTAAAGATGCTGTATGGCGGGATCCTGCCATGCTCTTTAACATAATTCCAGAAAGCCTCATTGAAAAGAAAAATGAGGTAGAGATGGTGATCTATTTCAAAAATGGCTCAATCATGCAGATTAAGGGAGCTGATGACCCGGATGCACTGCGAGGAACTGGGCCATGCGGCATAGTTTTGGATGAATTTGCAAAGATGAAATATTACGCATGGGAAGTGGTTGAACCCATTATTCGTGCCAATGGCGGATGGGCATGGTTTATAGGAACTCCTAAAGGCAAGAATCATTTATTTAATTTATATCAGCGGGGGAAGGAAGGACATCATGAATGGAAGTCATGGCTTTTAAAGGCCAGTCAATCAGGGATCATACCAATGGATCAGCTTTTAGAGTCCAAACGTACATCCACTCAAGCTAATTTTAATCAGGAATGGGAATGTGAATTTTTAGAAGGTGAGGGTTCGGTTTTCAGAGGAGTACGAAATATTTGTACAGCAATACCTGAAAAACCAGAAGGTACACACATGTATGTGATGGGAGTTGATCTAGCCAAAGTGCAGGATTACACCGTAGTTTCAGTTTATGACAGATCGACAAACGGTCAGGTATATCAGGACAGGTTTAAGACTTTAGAATGGCCTTTTCAGAAGAAAAAGATAAAGGCTATATCAGATCATTATAACCATGCGTTAACAATAATTGACGCAACGGGAATAGGAGACCCCATAGCAGATGATCTAATCCGAGCGGGAGTACCAATCGTAAGTTACAAGATAACAGAGCAAAGTAAAAAGGATCTGATTGAAAAGCTATCAATATGGGTAGATCAAGGTTTATTTAAGATGCTTGCCATACAGGAAACATTATTTGAATTTGATAATTTTACATACGAAATAGGATCAACGGGGCGAATCAGATACGGAGCGCCGGTTGGATTTCATGACGATATTGTAATTTCACAAGCACTTGCAATATGGTCATTACAGCCAATCAGTAAGGTCCAGTTAGCAGTTCCTAAAACTAGGATACAAAGATTTTATGAGTCGGCAAAAGAAGCTATCCGTCAAGAAGATAACGAATGGGGATGGGAGCAAGTATAAGGAGGTAAAACATTTTAAGGATGATGATTTGGCTTTTGCTCTTTTTGATGTTGAAGATTTACTTAATATGGCATTTGCCGAGTTTATATTACTTGATATAACGGCAAAATCCTTATGTAACGGTGAAACACTTTCCGGGGATAAGATCGTACTTGGAGTTGAAAAGAAAAATGTTACTCCGGGTGTATTAAGTACTATCCGCACCGAGAGACCTGATCTTGATATTCAAGACAATGGGTTTCAATACTTTTTTAAAGGTATAAGAATAATTGTTAAGTTCATAAGAAACAGGTATGACTTTTTCAAGTATCCCGATAAGAGGTTTTATAGGACTGAAGAATACAATGTTCCAAACCCATTTGATGAGTATTGGTATAACAGATTTTATGTTAAATAAATATGATAACTGAAATTGTACTTTTAATTGTGATTATCGCACTTCTAGTCTTACTTGGATATGAAAGGTATATTGCAAAAGAAGAGCGGTCAAAATTGATAAATGCCATTAAAGCTAAAGATGCGCAAGAGCTACAGGGCTTAAATGCTACAGACAAGATGAATATTAAGGTAGGACTAACCAAGCCTGAAGCGGAAGATTTAACACCAATTAATGAAATGACTGATGAGGAGTTTCAGGACAAGATTATAAATCAAAAAGTAAGCTAATGCCAAAAATAGGCGGTTATTATTCAACTGACAACATTAAGGGAGATGATATAGGCCGTGTTGTTGATAGCATGAAAGAATTTGTTTCAGAGCAACGCGCCAGTTACGAGCGTTCATGGTATGACAATAACTTCTTTGATGACGGACACCACTTCCGCTACTACTCACGAAGCGAAAATAAGATAGTAGATTTATCTGCCCGTGAGAGTATATATAATCCGATTCGAGCTATACCTAAAGCAAGTAAGCAGATACGGGGTATTGCAAATCTTCTAACACAAAAAGACCCTGTGCCTATTGTTTATCCTGAGAAAGTAAATCTTGCGGCTTATCCTTCTATTCCACAGTTTGACGAAGAGACCCAACAGCAAGTAATGATGGAAAACCCGATGCTAAAACAAGCGCTAGATGAGGCAAAGCGGGTAGCAAGTCTAACCGGGCATTATCTTGAAGAGGAGTTTAGAAAACAGATGCTTATTGATAAGGTAGCCTATATGTTAGTTCTAGCTGCCAAACACGGCATATCGTACATGCAGGTTTTCTATGACCGTGAGTTTGAATCTATGAAGACTATCGTACATGATGCGTTTGATATATATACAACAAATGTCAATGAACTGGAAGACTCGCCTTTTCTTATTAAGTCTGTACCGATACTTATTTCGCAGATTAAATCAAATGAGATGTTTGACGAAGAACAGCGTGAAAAAATAAATCCTGATAATAAACTCGCTAACTCTGAAATTAAAGAAGCTTATCTCAAGTCAAAATATGGTTCTATCGCAAATATTGAGCAGACCTCAACCATTATGTTTAACGAGGCTTTAATCAAAGAGTATCTGACGGATGAAAATATGAGTACTATACGTAGTCAGGAAGATGGTGAGGAGATATTAAAAGGTCGAGAAAAAGGAGATACTGTCATAAGGCAGGTGTTTACAGGCGGTAATATCCCACTCAAAGAAAAATATATAAAACTAAAGGAATATCCGTTTGTTGATTTTCGCTATGAGGCGGGGAGCATTTATCAGGTACCACTAATTGAGAGGTTTAAACCTGCAAACAAGTCACTCGACATGATCGTTTCGAGGCTTGAGCGGATCTTACACACGATGACCGTTGGCGCATGGATTCAAAATGAGTCCGAGGGGAACTTAAATATCAGTAATCAGGCAGGAGGACAGGTAATTAAATATAAAGCAATCCCACCAGTACAGGCGACTCTTGCAGGTGTCCCTTCTTACGTATTTAACATGATGCAGTTTTTAAATGATGTAATTGAAGAGCAGGGTGTATCTACTTCAGTTTTAGGGAAAATTCCGCAGGGAGTTAAGGCGGCGCGTGCCATTGAGTCCATTAAGGAGTCTGAATATGCAGGATTAATCATAGCTTCAAAACGTCTTAACACAATGGTTAAAAAAGTAGCAGAAAAGATGCTAGACCTTGTTGATGATTATTTTGTGACTCCGCAAACCGTACAGTATCTTGAAAAAGGTGAACCTAAATATTTTGACATCATTGGTAGTTCCGCACTTGAGAAGCGAAAAGGCTTAAAAATAGAAAACCCAGAAGGATTGGTACCCATTAAAAATGATTACAGGGTTGAGATTGAGATCCAATCTGGGGTTGCATATACCCGTGAAGGTCAAAAAGCGGCCATGCAAGAGCTAATTCAAGAGATGTTAGCTTATGCACAAGCTGGCTATATACCGCCTGAAGCTATTAAGGTGGCTATTGAAAAATATCTTGAAGCTTATGAGTTTGGTTCAACAAGCGAGTTTATGGAGGCGATGGATAAGTATCAGACGGCAGGAAATATGGATCAATCACACATTGACGCTATGAAAGTTGCACTGGCCGAAGTATTTAAAGATTTTCAAAGCGCTGGAGTCATGCCAACAAGCGAGCAGCGTATTGAAGAGGGGAAGATTGCAACGGCTGAGGCTATTCGTGATACCGGGCTAGCCAGTAAAGAGACACCAGTTAATAAAACAGAGGAAGCAAAAGCCGCTCAGGATATGTCTCATTCTGAAGAAAAACATAAAGTAACAATGCAGGGAACAAAACAAAAACAACAGATAGAAGCTATAAAAGCTATGCACGATATGAAGTTAAAAGAAGAGATGTTGAAAAAAGGAGGAAAAAGTGCCACTAAAAAAAGGTAGTTCACAAAAAGTTATCAGTTCAAATATATCTATGTTAATGCATGAGAGTATGGATCAAAAACAAGCCGTTGCGGTTTCAATGAGCAAAGCTGGTAAAAAGAAGAAAAAAAAGAAATCATCTGGCAAGAGTTACGACATGCGTGAAGTTAAAATGGCCATGATGATGAAAAAATAATATATGAAAAACATGACTTTTCTTGAGTACGTCTTTATGTTTGAGACTGATGCCGGTTGGGCACACCTTGATCTGTTTGAACGGGATCTAGCTAAATTTTTTGAGAGTAAAAATATGGAAGCTGAAATTGTACGGACACCAGGAGGATATAACGGACGCCGTATTTTACTTATTAAAAAGAAAGATATGATTTCACCGCTTGTTACTCCTAAAAAGAGTTTAAAGAATACAAAAACTCCTAAAGAACAATTTAAGGCTATTAAAAAACTAACAATGTAACTTATGTCTAATAAATTAAATTTTATTTCTTTTTGGATTAAATCCATGAGGAAAATGAATCTTATTATGTTGAGCGTTACTTATTATTTTCATATTTTCATACCTATTGTCATCTTTAATACCATTTATATGATGTATATGTTCTTTCGGTTTAAGATAACGACCAATATGTTGTTCCATTATGTAACGATGTTCAAGAATGTATCCATTTGTACTTGCATAAGGATGTTCCGGTATATAGATTCTTATGTAGCCAAATTTTGTTATATTTCTTCCTCCTCTCCAATTAGGATGATTCGATCTAAATCCCATCAATCCTTTTGTTCCTTTATTCCAAGGTGTTTTTCCGACATCACTAGTCTTAATTCCAATTTTTCCCTTATTCCAAGGAGGATGAGTAGAAGCTCTAATTTTTTTCATTGTTTTAGATATTTTTTGTCTACGATTTTTTTCAGAAGCAGTCAACATAGTTCCAATTATAACATATGACACAAGACGCGATACAAGACCAGAATACCGTACATGCCCTTCTTATTCATTCGGGAACAGCAGGGACAGCAGAAACCATACGGGCAACAGGGCAGGCAAATGGTGCCCAGAATATCCATGTAACTGGGGGAACAGTAGTATCAAGTGCCAGTCTTGAATTAAACTCAGGAACAATAACAACCATTCAAAATGGTACTCAACAAACTTTAGGAACAGTTGGAGTATTAAACGCCGGCTCTGTGGTTGTAACGAATGGTACAGTTGTTGCAAGTGCTGGTAGCATTGTTCAGACGGCAGGTACTCTAACGACAGGGTCACTTACTGATGTTGCGACACTTGGCACTATTTTAAATCTAAACAAAGGAACAATTACCCGTATTGAAGGTGGATCAGTTGTCGTGACCATAGGTACAGTGAATGTAAATACAGGAACAATCGTACAAGCATCAGGTACTTTAACTACCGGATCACTTACTAATCTTGCAACAGTAGGAACAATTCTTAATGTAGATAAAGGGACAATTACACGGGTAGAGGGTGGATCGATGGTGCAAACTGCAGGGACAGTAACACTTCTTGAGGCAGGGACGGTAACTGCTATTAATAATATAGTGAAAGGAACAATCACTCGGGTTGAAGGCGGATCAGTAGTTGTGACTATAGGAACCGTAAATGTAACAACTGGGTCAATAGTGCAGACTGCAGGTACCATGACAACAGGTTCTCTTACAAATGTAGCAACTCTTGGCACCATATTAAATGTAGATAAAGGGACTATAACAAGCGTTCAGGCAGGGACAATCAGTAATCTCGCCTCAGGATCGGTTGTCGTGACTCTGGGTACAGCAATCGTAAGTACAGGAACCCTTGCTGCGCTAGCTGCAGGGACAATTACTGCAGGGACTGTACGTCAGCAATGGCAACCGGTTAATCAGGTGACTTCATTTGGAACACGTGCTACTGCTGCAGGGTCGGCATTTGGGACTATATCTGCTGCATCAGGCGCAGGGACAAAACATATCGTATCTGGAATATCAATCGTTGTTGAATCGGGAACTACCGATGTTCGGGTATTATACGGAACAGAAATTATCGGAGGATCGGTGCTTGCTGCCGGTAAATTTGTACCATCTGCCGGAATAGCCCGTGATTTTAGTCCTTCTGTAGAGTCGGGAGCAAATAGCGAAATAACCTATCATTTTGTTGGTGCTGGGACAGCATATATAACAGTCCAGTACTGGAAAAGCTTATTATAAATTGATTAATTACTATGGCTAGTGGGGATACGTTAATTGTATTTAGGCCTCAGGATAATGAGCCACCATCTGCAAATTTTGCAACCTTTGATACGCGCAATTTGCATCCGGTACTTGATTTTGATGCGACAACTGAGGAAAAAGCAGTGTTTACTGGAATTATGCCCCGTAATTACGCAGGGGGTGGTGTAACAAATACTCTTTTCTGGTCTGGTGGAACAGCAACTTCTGGTACTGTTGTATGGCAAACAGCATTTGAACGGGTAGGAACTGTTCTTGATATTGATGGGGATAGCTTCGCAACGGGTAATAATGGAACTACTGTTGCACCATCTACTACAGGATCTCTTACCTCAACTGCTATCGCACATACTGATGGGGCCCAGATAGATTCTATTGCGGTTGGTGAAGTTTTTAGAATGTATGTAACTCGCGAGGTGGCCGATGCTGATGATTCAATGGGGGGAGATGCAGAACTTCGGGCAATAGAAATTAAAGAAACTTAATATGGCCTACGATTTTGAATTTTCGGATGCAGCAGATAGAATACAGTTTGAGTCTCATACAGACTTTACAAGCTATGTATCTGTATCACTTTGGTTGTTTGCCGAATCTAATCCTGGGACTAATCAGACCATTTACATACAGAAACACAAATCAGGGGCAAATACAGATAAAAACTTCTTTTTTAATTGGACTCCAGCAGGGGGTGGCGATGTATATGTGGGTTGGAGTAGGTCTGATACAGGAGCTAATAATGAGTGGAAAATAGACTATACCCCTTCAACATCCGCATGGACACACTTTTATTTTTCTATTGACTGGACAACTAATCCCGATGTAGTAAGGATTTGGGCTAATGGAGTAGAACAAAGTGTGGCGCATAATTTCGGAAGTACAAATATCGGCCCCCTTACAACTGCTACACAAGTTTATTCTATTGGTGGTCCTCCTGCGGGAGATCCTAATTTTACAGACGGACTTTTGGCAGAAATAGGAATATGGAACGATTTAGTTCCTAGTAGAGTTGAAGCATTAGCAAAGGGTTATTCTCCTTTGTTTTATGCGAACAATCTCGAAGAATATTTTCCTTTAATTCGTGAACTAATCAATCCAGTAGGAGGAGGAACAGGAACAGCTAGTGGAACCCCAGTTGTAGCGGCTCACCCTCGTATGATCTATCCAACGAAAATACAACTTGCCCATATTGTAGCCGCAGCCCCTCAGGTATCTGATTTTCTCCCCCGCCTTGCATTACTTGGTGTCGGCTAATACTTGACAAATAAAAATCTTCCTATATATTCCTTAAGTAGAGGGATAAAAAAGCCCTCCCTACATCGGACAAACTAGAAGGTCGCGAATTACGCGACTTTTTTTTATGGAAAAAACTAACCGCTTTTAGAAGTTTAAAAGACGGAAGGGGGTGCAATATATATGCCAGATGAATTTTTTAATAAAACAGAAACAGAGACGGAAACAAAAACTGAAACTGTAGAAAAAGTAAAGGTCGGAAGTGATGAATACACACAAGATGAACTTTCAAAACTCGTTGGTCTTGGAAAGATAGGGGTTGAAGCCGAACAGAAGTTTAATACCAAGCTTGACAGGGTCTGGCCCGAGTTTGTCAAATCAAGCCAGGAAAAGGCTGAACTTAATGCGAAGGTAAAGGAGTTTGAAGGAAAAATTAAAGATATGGAGACTAAAAAGAGTCCCGCTTTAAATTCTTTAACTTCAGAGCAAAAAGAACAGGCAAAAAAAGAGCTTTACGAACTTATGGGAGGGGAACCTATGACTGAGAAGCAATTTGAAGTCAAATATGTCCAAAGAAGGAATGCAGAACGGCTTGTCGAGGACACAGAAAGCGTTTTACTCGAGATGAAAGAGCAGGGAATGCCACAAACAACTGTCGAGGATGTGTTAAAGCACATGGCAGATACAGGCATTAGGGTTCCTCAAAAAGCCTATAAGGATATGTTTGAAGCTGAAATTGACAAGATCAAAGAGGAAAAACTAAAGAGTTTAAGGCCAAGTGGCGGATATGAGACAGTTCAAGTCCAATCGCCGGGTAACAAACAGCCTGCGCTAAAGAAAGTTACGAAAGAGAATTTAGCCGAAATGCTAAATGCCAGAATTAATAGGGTATAAGCGTTAGAAATTTAAATTTAAAAAGGGGGTGCGAATAATATATGACAATGCTTTTAAGTAATTATACTGCTGCTTTGAAAGAGGTTGTTATGCCTTTCTTGCAAAACAATTTCCCATCAGAGACAATCCTTCTTGATAACTTCAAGAAAAATGTGGACTATCAATTCATAAATGATGAATTTATAGCACCAGTTTGGACTTCTCGACACGGTGGAATTGCCAATCTTGCAAATGACGGCAATAATGTGGTATCAGCGTCAGGTCGGACAAGTTCTCGTGCGACAGTACCTGTTGAAACAGTTACAGGCGCTTTCAATATCTCGAGACTTGCAATTGAAGCTTCAGCAACAAGCAAAGGCGCAGTTGCGGCAGCGCTTACTTCTCAATCACAGACCCTATCTTCCGATTTTGCGAGACATATAAATCGCCAGATCTATGGAGATGGAGTTGGTGTTGTAGCAGAAACGATAGGATCTTCAAGTGCGACTAATATCGAACTTGCATATCCGACAGCTTCTCTTGATGATGGACGGTCAGTTGACTGGTATGGAACGGTAAATGGAGACATTTCACCTACTAAATACCTGGCAGTTGATCAGATTCTTGGTTTTGGTACAGGTGGTGCAGATTTAGGTACAGTGACCGCCGTTAATGGTGGTACATCAGTAACTGTTACCGGGAATCCCGCATGGGCCACAAATGATTCCGTGTACATAATGGACGGATCAGGACAAGGCGCAGGAACAAGTGAATTTTTGGGTATCCGAGCTGCTCTTTCTTCAAGTACCGGTACTTCAACGTATGCAGGTCTTGCAAGAAATACGACAGGATGGACACCACAGTTTGGTTCAGCACTTGAGGCACTAACTCAGGATAGAATTGATGATTCTTATCTTTCTGCCCGTGAGTATGCCCGTGGATCTGACAAGTTTATTATTCTTGTTAATAAGTCGCTCTATAAAAAGTACGGAAAAATCCTTACTTCTATGAGAAGGACTGTTAATGAGACGAAGTTACTTGGTGGATTTACAGGTCTTGAATACGCTGCAGGTGGTGGAGTCATAGGCGTTTTTGTTGACTATGATGTTCCAGATGGTGAGGTTCTTATAATTGATTTAGATTCATGGAAGTTATGCCAAGTCCGTGATCTTGATTGGTTAGAGTCCGGTGGCGAGTTATTGCGACTTCAAAACACAATTACATATCAGGCCGTTATGGTTTGGTTTGCGAATGTGATGACAGTTGCACCCGCTGCAAATGGACGACAGACACAGAAACAGGATTAGTTAATTACTCGCATTTTGCAAGCGGTTTGGCGTGCAGGCTAAATTAAACCGCTTGATAAGTAATCTATGAGATACAGTCCTTTTAAGGTACATCCACGGGATGTGAAGTATGCACCCGTTGATGCTGATCCCGATTTTGATCCAAAACGTAATGAGGCAATTGTTAATAAAACAATGAAAGAGGCAGAAACATACTGGCTACGTAAACGTAAGACTTTTAATGAAACTTTACGGGAACGCACAGATGCAACGGCTTCCTACTTAAAAAGTCTGGATCAAGGGGGAAAAGCAAACACAGCGGAGGAATATTTTGGCAAGCATGAGCTTGCCCGCCTTAGGGGGCTTGAGATCATAAAATTACTCAAAAATGGAGTAGAAAAGGGTGAAAAATTGAGATACAAAAGTTAACATTTTAATTTAAAAAGGGGGTGTAAATATATGGATCCTTATCGAAATTTCAATCAATACAAAATTGATCCCATAAGTGAGATCAGAAATGCGGGTATCATAACCAATGGTTCAGTTTTCTGGGTTAAAGACTCGGCAGACTCTGATTATGTTCATTTTCAAGATCAGGTAGGAGCAGACTCAATACGGCCAACCATTCAAGGAGGCGTTGATTTAACTCGCGCTGACAAGAATGATTACGTATTTGTCTCTCCGCGTGACGCTAATGCTGTGTGGACCGCGACAGCTGCGCTTGACATCAATAAAGACAGAGTTCATGTAATGAGTATCGGCTACACAAAAGCTTTGCGGGGGTATTCAAATACTCTACGGGGTTTTGCAACGGCAGGTACGGCAGATCAGAATGGTCTTATGGATGTTACGGCAGATGGGGCTGAGGTTGCAGGTTTCTATTTCTTAGGAACAGCAGGTACGTCCTCAGGTGGAACTCTCGGAGACAATGGTACATCCGGTATCGTTACTGTTTTTGCAGGTGTTCACGACTTTCATCTTCATGACTTTAGAATCGAAAGGACAACTGATAACTGGGATGATGGCACGCCTAGTGCTGCGTTGTACTTAGGTTCTGCCTCAAAAGGGCATGTTATAGAAAATGGAGTTATTCACGCAGGAACATCAACTGCGGTTACAACTTCTAATGTAAAACTTCCTTTCAATGGAGAGGATATTACATTTAGAGAAGTACGTATGATCCGTCATTCAATAACAACTGGTGATCAGTTTGTTACAAGTAACGGTGGAACGATGTCTGGAATGTTTGCAACATTTGAGCGTTGCCAATTCATCAATACAAATGCAGGTACTAAAAATGCCAGTGCAGTCGGTGGAACATTCCCGGTCGGGGGTGTTGGACTCATTTTAGAGTCGTCAGGAATAAACGTAACTGAAACTGGAACGCCTACATCATTCTTTGTAGCGCCGGCGTCAGGAACTGCTACTGTGGTGAGAAATAATTATTTGGGGCTCGGAACAACGGCTTTGATCTCAGTATAATAATTTGCATAACTGTAAATTATTTGCTAGAATACAGGGATTTCATACATCCCTGTATTTTTTATGAAAATAACACCTACTCGTGGAAACTGCTTAATAGAACTTATTGAAACTCAAGAAACATCTGCTTCAGGTCTTATAATTCCTGATGAAGTCAAGTCGCGACAAGCTAAAGGGAAAGTTATAGAAATAGGTTCCCCAGAATATTTAGGTGATGGTGTATATGATCTAAAATCACTGGTTGATAAAGGTGATATTGTCTGGTTTAAACAGTTCGCAGGTGAACCGATACGTGAAGAAGGCAAAAAATATCTCATAGTCCCTTACAAAGAAATACTGGCCGTGATTAAATAATGACCATAGAGTACCATAATGACGTGCTCTATGAAAAAAGCCAAAGATATAATCTTTGATGCTAAGGTACGGGAAAAATTACTTCGTGGCATTTCAATTACAGCGCAGGCCGTGGCTTCAACTCTTGGGCCACGAGGCCGTAATGTTGCCATAAATAATCCATTTTCAACTCCCGAGGTCTATCACGATGGAGTAACTGTAGCCCGTCAAATCAATCTAAAAGATCCATTCGAGGATATGGGGGCAGAACTTCTTAAGTCTGCAGCAATTAAAACGAATGAACGGGCGGGTGATGGTACAACTACGGCAACAATACTTGCTGAGGCTATAATTACTCAAGCTTTTAAGATGATCGGAGAGGGTGTAAACCCAATGGTACTTAAAGGTCAAATTGAGAGCGAGATGAAAATAGTCCTTGAAGAACTTAAAAAACTTACTAAAAATATAGAGACAAACGAGGAAATTGAACAGATAGCAACAATTTCTTCAACTGATCCCGTTATAGGTCGGATGGTAAGTCAAGCTATTAAGACTGTCGGCAAACATGGAACAATTACAGTTGATAACGGTCGGGAAGTAAATACAAAGGTAATTTATAAAGAAGGATTTGAATTTGACCGTGGATATATCTCTCCTTACTTTGTAACGGACAAAGATACAGTTGAAGCAGTAGTAGATGATCCATACATCTTGATAACTGACAGGTCTATCCGATATGGCTATGAGATCGTGCCTTTCTTAGACCGCTTTATAAAGGAAACTAAATCAAAAAACCTAGTCATTATAGCGGGCGAGGTCTCAGATGAGGCGCTTGCTACCCTAGTTGTCAATAAACTTAAAGGTCTTATAAATGTAGTCGCGGTAACTGCTCCAGCATACGGAGGACGGCGTATTGATGAGATTGAGGATATAGCGGTGTTTACTGGTGGGCAAGTAATTATTGCAGATAGCGGAACTGACATTCAGGGAGTTCAAATTGAACAATTGGGACGGGCTGAAGCAGTAAAGGTAGACCGTGATAAAACCATAATATTTGGGGGAAAAGGAAATAAGGAAGCTATTTCCTCATATACCAATAACTTAAAGGAACAAATAAAAATATCAAATACTGATTTTGACCGAGATATTAAGTCAAATAGACTTGCAACATTATCGGGTAAAGTAGCAATTATCGAGGTAGGTGCGCATTCTGAGGTTGAGATGAAAGAGAAAAAAGAACGTATTCTGGACGCCGTACATGCTACACAGGCCGCGATAGATGAAGGCATTGTAGCTGGGGGCGAGATAACACTATTAAGACTTGCAACTAAGGTGAAAGGAATACTTAATCAAGCATTCAAAGCTCCATTTAAGCGCCTCATGGAAAATGCAGGTTATGACTATACTGACAAAATGATTGAACTATCGGGGAAAGATTACCCCTATGGCATTGACATGCTTGACGGGAAAGTTAAGGATATGATAGCAAGCGGAATTATTGATCCAGCTAGAGTCACAAGATCAGCTATAGAAAATGCCGTATCAATAGCAGGAATGATTGTATCAACAAATGTCATGATTACAGATATTGAAGAAGAAAAGATATGAAAAAGTGCTTCTTTACTATTGTAGCCGATAAAACCTCAGATGATCTTAAAAGACAAGAAGACTCTGTAAATAAATTCTATAATGATATTGATTTTGTCACATTTGAAACAAAAGATATAAACTTCACGGGTGATAAGATGATTGAGAAAAGATCTATTCCTCCTATTTTAAATGTCTTATTTAATAAAGGTTACGAGTTTTTAATTAAACTCCCAGAAGGCGCGGTAATGACAAAACCAATCTCTGACATAATGAGTGAAGAATTTGACATGACCGTATTTCCCATGAAAACTGCGGAAGAAATTAAGAAAGAGCCATATTCGGTATGGTTTATAGATCCTGCCGAATACTTTGATACCTCATTTTTTATGATAAAAAATAAGGAGATGGCCGCACAATGGATGAACCTTTGTTATAAACCTTTTTTTACTAATTACAAAAATGGGCAGCGGGATATATTAAATATTTTAATTCATTTTGGAAATTATAAGGTTAAGATGTTTCCTAAAGAGGAGATTAGTAAATACTTTGTATGAATAAAACAATTAGCATTGATTGCGATGGTGTGTTACATAAGTTTTCAAAGGGCTGGTATGACGGTTCAATGTATGATACGGCGGTAGAAGGCGCAGTACATGAGGTAAACCATCTTATCGAAAAAGGATATAAGATTGTGGTTTGTACGGCACGGGATAATCTGAAAGATGTTGAAAAATGGATGCTTGATCAGGGATTTGATGTAAGTGAGATTAAAGTTACTAATAAAAAGCCAAAAGCTATCGCGTATATTGACAACCGAGGAATAAGGTTTACCAATTGGCGCGATATAGCAATGTATTTCTAATATGGGAAAAACACTTTTTTTTACAACTGCCTTTAATCCTCAAAACATTGAGCTTGCCCGCAATATGGTTAACTCCTTCCATAAGTTTCACCCAAATACTGAGGTAAAAGTATTTACACAAGAAGACCTACCTAATTTTCTGCCCGTGCCGGGTTACGAGTGGAACTTTAGGATTACACCACTCTTTGCCGTACGGCTTCTACAAGAGTATGATACTGTAGTACGATTGGACACGGATCAGATCATAACAGGTAATCTCGATCATATATTAGAGGGAGATTATGATGTTGCGGTAGTTCAAAACTCAAATCCGAGGGATTACATGCTTCACTACAGAAAGACGGGACAGATGTTGACTGCGGTAGATATACCTTATCTTGATTATGTAAACTGTGGATTTGTTGTCATAAAAAATCTGAAGTTTGCACAACACTGGTTTGGACTTTGTAACTCTAAATACTTTCCATTCTTCCAGTTTCGGGAACAGGATTTTTTAAATATCTTAATTCATTACTTTCCTTATAAGACTAAATTTTTAGATAAATCAAATAAATGGCACGGGCTGATAAGTAAGGGATTTTGGCCACAGATAGAGCTAAAAGACGATAAATTAATATTGCCTAAAAATGATGAATGGCCGAAAGACGAATCAAAGGAAATTGTTTGTCTTCATGTAGCAGGTGGTGGTAGTGTCTCAAAATTTCATGACTTGAATATTAGATTTAAGCCCGAAGTGATTAATCATTTAAAAGGACTTATTAAATGAAAAAGAATTGGCACCATAGTGAAGAGTCTCGTAAAAAAATGAGTATGACTAGAAAGGGTAAGCCTCATCCATGGTTAAAAGGAAAGTCTTTGTCTGAAGAACATAAAAGAAAAATAAGTGAAGCTCATAAAGGAAAAATACCATGGAATAAAGACCTAAAGACAGGACACGCACCATGGAAAGGTAAAAAAAGACCCGATCTTTTAAAAACTAATGCAGTAAAGACAATGTTTAAAATAGGTTTATCTCCATGGAATAAAGGTTTAAAAAACCCAATACTTATTTCTGAGAAATCTAGGGAGGTTTCAAGAAAAAGATGGTTAGGTGAAAATAATCCTAGATGGAGAGGTGGTGTTTATCCAGAACATTTAAGATTAAGATGGTCACTCCAGCATAAAGAATGGTCAAAAATGATTAAAAAGAGGGATAACTATACCTGTATACTATGTGGTAAAGTTGGCGGTAAATTACACGCTGACCATATAAAGCCTTTCGCTTTGTATCCTACAGAAAGATTTGAATTAAATAATGGTCAGACTTTATGTATAGAATGTCATAAATTGAAAACACAATATGAAAATAAAATTTATTGGTCAAATCAATACGGCCAATCTAACGAAAGGGGAGTGATGCCACATGAGGTCTAATAAAGACCGCCGCTTGAGAACAATCTGGAGCTCGAACGGCTATTGGTAGCCCTGCGGGGCACCAATATTTTTAAAGAACAAGATCAGGATACGCTAATGAACAACTTTATCTACTTGATAGATTAGATAAAGACGGTTGGCCTATAGCTCAAATTGCCTTCTGGGGACTTGAAGGACAGCCTATACATACAAAAGAGCATCCTAATATCAAGGTCTATCCTAAAATGGCAGACGGCTTTGGTTCAGACGCTCTAGTACATCAAGCCCGTGACTTTAAGGCTGACGCCGTCCTCACCATGCACGACATCTGGACTATAAATCCAACATTCTTACCACAGATCAAAAACTTCATTCCTTATGTACCAATTGATAAAGAGCCTGTACCCTTGTCTATTCTTGAAAGACTCGAATATGCTTATAAGATAATTACCTTTTCCCGCTTTGGACAAAAGGCATTGGAGCGTGCAGGATTTGCCTCGACTTTGATAGTTGAGGGGATAGACGTAAACCTGTTTACACAGATGGATAAAATGGCTGTAAGACGCGAACTGGGATTACCGCAAAACGCATTCATATTCGGGATGATTGCGGCAAATAAAGAAAATCCGCCGAGGAAAGGTTGGCAGGAGGCTCTCGAGGCTTTTGCCCTATTTTATAAGAATCATCCTGAAGCTATGTTATTTTTAAGAATCCAACAGCAGACACCTTCTGGGTTTCCCATTTTAGGGTATGCCCGCTATCTTGATATTGCACACAGGCTTATATTTGTTGAAGAATATGAGGCGGTGTATGGATCGGATATAACAAAAATAGTAAAGGAAATGAATGCTATTGATGTACTGCTTCATCCCTCACAAACTGAAGGGTTTGGGCTGACAGTAGTTGAGGCACAAGCCTGTGGTACTCCTGTACTTGTCAACGACTGTACGTCGATGCCTGAACTTATAATTGACGGTGTTACAGGTGAGAAAAGTAGGGTTGCAAGTCGTAGATTTTCAAATGATTTAGGATATGTATATGTAGCAAATCCAAACTCTATAGCCGAGAAAATGGAAATACTTTATAAACGTATTAAAGAGGACAAAGAGGGTAAGATTGCCAAGGCGTGTAGGGAAAATATTGTTAAAAATTATAACATTGATACAATATTCAAAGAGCAATGGGTAAAATTTTATGAAACTTTACAAGATGAATTGTTGCCTATTGTTGACACTCAAAAAAAAAGTGATACTATAAAAACTGTAGTAGGATGACAAGGCCTACCAAGTAGCGTGAATACAAGAAGACCTACCTGTTATCGGGTAGGTTTTTTTAATGCTTGGAGGTGAATTTAATTTATGGAGCCACAATACAGAAACGGAGATTTTAAAACAGTATTAGGCGGTACGGCAAGTGCGGTACAACAATCGCATGATGGCGTATTACAACGGATTTTAGTTGGTGGTACATTTGTCGGTACCATTGCATTTTATGACTCGGCAACTATCGCAGGGACAACAGCTACAAATGAGGTTTGGTCATTTGGCAATCCAACAACCACATTTCCACAAGCATATGAGATAGGTGCAAATCTTAGATCAGGGCTTGTATACACAGCAACAGGAACACCAGTATTAACATTTATTTATAGTTAAATAATATGTCTTCATCATACCCTAGCTCTAAGCAGGTGATAGCAAACCCTGCGGCTGGAACATCTAAAACAAATAATCCAAGTCATTTTACAATACATACTCAAGCCAATGATACCTTAGGTTCAATTCAGGATACAGTCGGTACAACCTTGGGTACTAATGTTTTAATGAATTTTGCCGCAGGTCAGTTTCCTGTGAGAAATACGGGAGGTGGGGCAACTGGTACTCTTGTTCAGACATTAGTTGGTGGGACTTTAACTTCAACAGTGATAAATCCGGTTACTTCAAATACCGCTAAATTCAGAGCTTATGTAGCTGGGAGCCAATCACTTGTTGGTACAACATCAACACTTGTTCAGTTTAACACGGAAAATTTTGATACAGGATCAAATTATGATAACGCTACTTATCTTTTTACAGCTCCGGTAACTGGATATTATCAAGTTACTGGACAAGTTATACTTTCATCGTTACCAGCGGATACTGCAATTATTCTTAGGTTCAATCGTAATTCAGGGACAATTGTAACTGAGGCTAAGGATTATGCCAATATTACTTCTAACTATTCAACGACAATAAGTGATCTTGTCCAATTGACTGCGGCAGATACACTTGGATTATATATAGAACATTTAGGAGGGACAAATAATTTACAAATTGGCACAGGCGTTCAATTTACCTATTTTACAGCTCATTTACTTTCAATATGATAAAAAACAAAAATGTTATAGATATTAAGCCAAAGATCAAGAGAGTTATAGGACGGGTCGGCATTATGCCACTGACTACACAAATTTATGACGATGCAAGTGTAGCTTATGACGACGCAAATGTAGCTTATGATAATCTTGAACCTCAATATGAGGGACATATTATGCCCTCAGGAAAGGTAACTGACCTATGATAATTGATATAATAAATTCCCTACATGAAACTGCTCCCCGTACGCATTTAACAAGTACTGAGGCTGCGGGAACAACCATATTTAGGCTTGCAAACACTAATGCCTTTGGTTCATCATGGGCGCTTCAAATTGGTGAGATAGGACAGCAACAGACTGAGGTACTACTTTTAAATGGTGATCCAGGCGCAGGAACTGTCGGTACATCAACCGTGGTATCTCGGTATGAACACCCGGCAGACACCCCAGTTTACGCTATAAAATACGATCAGGTTGTGTTTGAAAGGTCAACTACGGGGACGGCGGGTACGGCAACCCCGATGACTGACGGAACAATTACTTACCAGCCAAACCGCTTTGATCTTGAAGACCGACAAAGTTATACCTCATTTGATGACACATCAGGTTCAACATCTTATGCTTACCGCGTTCGTTTTAGAAACTCGGTACTTGGTTCAAATACCATTCAATCCGACTGGATTACACCTGCCGGTTATTATTTTTATGCCTTGTCTTCGATAAGACAACGGATACGCGATAAAATCTGGGACAGTAGTTTTATTGGTGATGACCGCATTATAAATGACTGGATAAATGAACTAAAAGATGAGTTTGTAAATGCGGTTATTGATGTTGATGAAAACTATGCCATGGGGACAGTTGGCGTTTCATTTGGAACGGCGGGCTTGGGAACAATAACAACCGGGGATTTTTCACAGGTCTCAAGGTTTGAGGTAACACATAACGGTGTTGATTATTTTTTAGCAACTAAACAATACATATCAGATTATGTACCGGATCAGATATTTTCTTCAACTCATCCTTACTACGAATGGGTAGGGGATACGGTATTTAGAGTGCATCCTGCAGAGTCAGGAGGAACGGCAAGTCTTACTTTTTATCGTTTTGGGACAACTATGGTAAATGACACAGATGAGCTGCCTTCTCCTATGAAGACATTTACAAAAAGTTTTGTGGATTACGGTAAACTTCAGGCGCAATATAAAGACGGGAAAGTAAATCAGGATACGATAGATAACTTTCTCGCCCGGGAAAAATCACGGTTTACAAGTCATATCGTACCGCGGGATAAGTCACAAGTATCAAGTATTAAAATAGTTGAAAGTACGACAGGAGATGATTTCGTATGGTAAGTCCTATAATCACCCCAGGTGGGCTAAATTTGGCACTCAATCCTCTTTCTTTAAAAGAGGGTGATCTAATTAGAGCTATTAATGTTACTCTGGATCAATTTGGTGCTAAAAAAAAAAGACCGGGATATACAACCTATTTAGGAACTCCTGATAATGCAGAAGTAACAACTTTATTTAACTTTACAAAAGATAGTGGTACACAGCTTTGGAATTACCGATTTTCGGGATCAGTCCTCTACTATTCAGCACAAGGCACGGGGGACTGGACAACTTGCGGCAACGGCACATTTGCCGGAGGTGGAACAATAGGACATGCGATAACTGAAAACACGATGCTTATTGGTAATGGAGTTGATGCAACTCGCCATACAACAAATGGGACAGCATTTACGGATACGTCGTCCGCTCCTATTGCCGCACACTTTGTAGATTATCAAAATAGAATATATGCAGGGGGCACGGCATCAAGTCTATTTTGGTCAACTGCGGGGACTCCGACCGACTGGATAACTGACTCATCATCTATACAAATTCCGGGACCGGGTAAAATTAATTCGGTAATCAAAGTCGGAGACCGCATTAATATCTCTAAAAACTCGGGGGGTATGTACCGATGGGACGGATATAACTTATTTGATCTTGCGACAAATCTTGGGCCAACTTCCGCATCAAGCATCGGTAATGTTGAGGATTTTAGATTCTATTTCAATAATACGGGAGTATATGGATTTGGAGGTAATAAGCCTGAAATCATCTCAAACCCGATTGAGAAGCAGATATATAATGATGCGGGATCGGGAATAATTGGTACCACATTTCCTAATATCCAAGCGGTAGTCCATAGGTATGAGTATATAGCGACATTAGGCTCGGTTACTGATGATCTGACAGATGAACTTATTGAAAATGCGATCGGTGTTTATGACTATCAGGCTGATGAATGGTTTAACTGGAAATTTGCAAATAAACCTACCGCCTACTTATCCTACAAAGATGCGTTAGGCGATCAACAGCTAATATTTGGTGACTCGGGAGGCCAATGTTATACCTACGGAGGTACAAATACGTCAGATAACGGACAAACTATTGAAGTTGTAATGGAGGGAATATTACATGGAGGAACCTTGAAGCTTAAAAAATGGTCATGGATCAGGTTTTTATTTAACCCTGCCTGTGAAGCTTCAGTCTTAATTGCCCCAAGTAATACATTTACTAAACAAAATAAACAATGGATTAATCTAGGACAAGCGATAAATGGTATTGTAGAGTTTAAGATACCGGCAGGAACAAGATCAAGACTAATGTACTATAAAATTATTGAGGCTTCAAGACAAACTCGTATGAATTGGTATGCTATGGAATACGATGCGGATCTTGATGACAACAAATGAAAGATTATACTATTCAAGGATATGACGGTAAAATGCGAAAAATCAGCAGTTTTGCGGGTCGTCCCCGTGATTATAAGTCAGCACTTGATGATGATTATAATCAGGAGGCAACGCCCTATCTACCGCCAACTGCTGTATCAAAGGGTACGGTACAGACTAATTTAGGAGGACTTCTTGAAGTACGTGATACTACAGGCGGAACTGTCCTATTCACCGTTAACCCTACAACAGGAGTCGTCACGATTGCAGGATCTATCCAAAATCAGGTAGCACTAAACTTAGGAACAATTACAGATACAGTTATTGCAGGTCAATCCGTTCTTTCGGGAACTCTAACCAATAATAGACTCATAAATAATGGCACATGGAACAATGGGACGTTTAATAATGCGGTTGTCCAAACGCCCGCAATAACAGGAGGCACGGTAACAAATGGTAATATACATAATCCGACTATTGGTACACCAGCTCTGACTGGTGGTACGGTAAATCCACTGGCATTCTCGGCAAATGGAACAGTTGGTGTTTCGGGTTCAATAATTTATCTTAAAAATCTAGCACCCGGGGATCTTGGTACGGTTGTATTTACAAAAGGGCTTGTAACAAGTATCGCCTAAAGTCGTTGACAAATAGTACAATAGGTATTATCATCAAACTATCAGCACAAAATGGGCTGACACTTCGTGTGAATTTAAAGAAGACGCGATAACATATATCTTTAATTCACATAAATATGGATCCAAACGCGGTTTCAGACTTACGAAATGTACGGGCACAGGGAGCTTCAACAGGCGATATACGTGATTTTGGTGGCGTAAAATGGAGATGGTCTGGTGAGTCTTGGCAACAGGAGCCACGTCACATGCAGTCAAGTTCATGGCAATCTCAAAATATAGATCCTGCGGAGGAAAGACAAAAACAACTTGAGTTTGCTCAACGCCTTCAGGAACAACAGGTGGCACAAAGAAAAACAATTAATGCTCCTATAGCACAATCTATAAAACAGGGCATTCCAACACTCCAATCTCGGTATAAGCAAATACTTTCGGATTTATCAACCCGTGAAAGTGAGGAAGCACAAACAACAACCCTAAATACAGCGACTGAATATTCTAAAAGAGGAATTCCCTTGTCGTCGGGAGCTTATAATGTTGGACTCGAACAAAAAATACAACCACAGCGTAGGTATTATTCAGGACAACGCTCCAGTGTTGGAATTTCAGAGCAGGAACAGATAGATCAGTTAAACCAGGTAATTGCCACGCTTGAGGCGGGATCTCCAGACACCTCTATTCCACAGGCTCTATCGTTATATAGCGGGATAACGGGAAATGTCAACCAGATGCAAAATCAGGCACAGCAATCTAGTTATCAGCAACAATCACTGGCTCAAGCCATGGAGATAGCTAAGATGCAGAATCAACCACAATCCTCGTATCGTGATCCTATTTCTGTTGGAGCAAATAGTGACTTATACGATCCTAATTCTGGTCAATGGATAACCCGTCAGGGAATACAAAATCAGTTCGGTGGTGGTCGTTATCAAATTGTCGGATAATATGCCAAAAATATTAGATACACAAACAGGACAGACTATAGAAGTAGGAGTTGAACAACTTCAAGACTATGGCTTAACTGGCGATGACTATAACACGTTTAAGGCACAACAATTACAGGCAGGACAACAACAGCCAACTACACAAGCCCCTACGCCCACAGAAACGCCCCAAATAACGAAGGAAAGCGTAAATGCGGCAATTGATGCCGCGGTAGCGGCTGGTGATTTAAAAACAGCTTCATCCTTAAAAACAATTTATGCGGATAGATTTGATGATGAGAAAAAAGTTGATGACGAGGAAACCGAAGACCCCAAAATTAAACAAGCTAAAAATATTATTGATCAACTAGAAACTCTCTATTTTGGAGAAGGTCTGCTGACATCTATGCGCCAGAGTCTGGCCGCAAAATATCTGAATCAGACCATGGAAACTCTTAGAAATCTTGGTATTTCTAATTTAGTCTTCACACCGACACTTATCCGAGGCTTTGATTATTACACGGGTGTGGTTTTTGAGGTTTTTGACACCAACAAAGAAAATCCTCGCGCTATGTTTGGCGGTGGCAGGTATGATGACTTGGTGGGCGCCTTTACTAACCAATCCTTGTCCGGTTTTGGTTTTGGCATGGGAGATGTGACCATTCATAATTTTTTG